GGTAACAGCCGAATTGTATGATGGCGAAAAGGGGATAGAAGTATTGCCCGTCTATTACAAAAGACAGTATATAGAATGGCAAGACAGAGGTGAAAGTAAAGGAGCTCCCGTCAATATTTATGACGCAGGAGATGACATACCTAAAACTACAAGAGACAAAGGTAATAAAGATAGATTAGCTAACGGCAACTATCTTGAAAATACTGTTAGTCATTTTGTAATTTTACTTGGCAAAACTCCTACAACAGCTTTGATTTCTATGAAAGCGACTCAATTAAAAATTAGTCGTAAGTGGAATTCAATGATGATGGGGATTAAAATGCAGGGTAAAAATGGTTTGTTTACACCGCCAACATATAGCCACATTTATAAGCTAAGAACTGTACAACAGTCTAATGACAAAGGTACATGGTTTGGTTGGGATGTGTCCAAGGTTGGACCAATCACTGACAAAGGGATTTATGAAATCGCTAAAGGTTTCTCTAACAACGTCGCTAAAGGCGCGGTTATTGCAAAACATGGCGATCCAGCAGAATCTAAAAGCGAAACACCGTTTTAATAACTTCTTTGTGAAGAAGAAAGGGGCGGTGGCGCGAGAGTTAAGCCGCCCCGAGAAACTATTATGAAGAATTTTATTGATTTATTTGCAGGATTAAAACGAGCTCATGGATGTACCTACGTCGAAAAGAAAAGCTCTGATGGAACAAAGGTTAAAGGAAAATCATTTGTTAAACGTGAACCTGTCACTGATAAACTTTGGCAAGACCATCTAAATGGTATTGAACCTAGTTTAGGTATCATACCAATTGATGAGAACAATCAATGTCGATGGGGATGTATTGATATTGATAAATATAATTTAAATCACAAAAAAATAATCACTCTTATTAACAATCATCAACTTCCTCTCACTTTATGTAGATCTAAAAGTGGAGGAGCGCATATATTTTTATTTACCACAACTCCTGTAGAAGCCAAACTCATGCGAGATAGATTGACTTCTATCAGCGCTTTTTTGGGATTTGGTAATGCGGAAGTTTTTCCTAAACAAGTAGAATTAAAGTCGGAAGATGATACAGGAAATTTCCTTAACTTACCATATTTTAATTCAACAAAAACAACAAGATATGCCTTTAACTTTAAAGGCGAAGCTATTACAATATCGCAGTTTTTTTTAGCGGTAAAAAGACTAACTCCCGAAGAATTAGAGAAATTAGAATTAAAAAGACCACAATCAGAATTTAGTGATGGTCCTCCTTGCATAGAATCATTAACACAAAATAAATTAAATGATGGGAGAGACAGAGTTCTTTATCAATACATTCAATACGCAAAAAGAAAATGGCCAGAAGAATGGCAAAAACATATTAATGCTTTTAACTATAAATATTTTGATCCACCACTAGAAGACAAAGTTATCCAAGAAAAAATTAAATACAATTTAAATAGAGACTTAGGTTTTAAATGTCACGAAGAACCTATGTGTGATCATTGTGACAAGAAATTATGCTTAACGAGAAAGTATGGTATCAGAGGTCAATCCTTATTTCCTGATTTAAGTGATCTTCAGAAAATCAATTTGGATGAACCATACTATTACGTTAATGTAGACGGCGAGAGAGTAAGACTCAAAGATACTTCGTATCTTCAAGAGCAGAGATTGTTTCAAAGAGCTGTGATGGAACAGGTTAATAAAGTTCCACCTAGTCTTCGCAAAAAAGATTTTAATGAGATGGTTAAACTTCTTTTTGCTAATATTGAAATTATTGAACCGCCGCGTGGATCTTCTAAGGTAGAGCAACTTCTTGACCATCTTGAAGAATATTGTACGGACCGTACAGCGGCGGGCGCTACCAAAGAGGATATGTTATTTGGTTTAGTATGGACCAATGAAAATGTTCATCATTTTATTTTCAGAGAGTTTTTTAATAAATACCTTATGAAAAGACGATGGATTGAAAAATATGATGAAACACAAATGTTATTGAGAGATAAGTGTGGATGTAAAATTAAGAGAGAAGTAATTGGAAAGAAAAATAAAACCATCATGACGATAGAAGAATTTGATAAGGAAGAAAATGTATACCGTCCTAAACAATTTAAACCAAAGGAAGTTTTTTAATGCAAAAAGTTTTATTAATTTTGTTTATTCACTATTTGATGATGGCTCAAATTTATTTAGGTGTACCTATTCCATGAAAACAATACCAACAACACATAACATTATGAAAATATAATATGGGAGTTCCTAAACGACTAACAAGAATGCAAACAAGGTTTGCTGAATTCATAGTATTCGGCGGAACTGAGGGACCTATGACACAGGCCGAAGCAGCAGTCGCTGCTGGCTATAGTACAAAGCGATCAAGACAAGAAGGATCTGAGTTATTGAATCCTAACCTATCACCATTAGTGGTTGAGCATGTGGAAAAATTAAAAGCGATTAAAGTGGACGAAAATAAAATTTTGAGAGGTCAGCTTTTAATAGAGTTTAACAGTATAGTACAAAAGGCTAAAGAAGGTTTAAAAAAAGATTTAGAGAAAAGAAATTACCATAAAACTCTACACACAGCCAATAAGTTTAGAGAAATTTTAGGTTCTATAGGCCAAGACGATATTATAAGTGTTTACTTAGCAGAAGAAACCCGACCCTATAAAACAGACCACTATAAAATTGGAAAAACCCTACACAATTTGGAATCACGATCTAGTGGAAGAACAGATAATCCCTTCGGATTAAATTATATTTGTTATTTTGAATACCTTTCTAAAAATGGTTTTAATTTAGAGAAAACATTGCATTCTTTTTTTAGACATTTTTCTACTTATAATTCAACTTACGATACAAGTGCTTCTGAATGGTTTACAATAAAAAACAGAAAAAACATTATAAAATATTTTAAAAAAGTAGGAGGTTATCTTCTTGAAAAACACGGCGCTATGGCTCGATATATAAAGTGTGAAAATGGAGGTTACTATAAAAAATGAAAACTATCGTATTAGGACCACCAGGAACAGGCAAAACAGAAACTTTATTAAACGAAGTAGATAAATATTTAAAAACAACAGATCCTAATAAGATTGGTTATTTTTCCTTTACTCAAAAAGCAGCTTACGAAGCAAGAGATAGAGCCATGGATAAATTTAATTTAACCGAAGACGATCTCCCTTATTTTAGAACACTTCATTCCCTAGCATTTAGAAGACTCGGAATTAAAAAAGAAAATGTAATGCAACGTAAACATTATGCTGATATAGGAAAACAAACGGGGATACGTGTAGATTATAATGAATGGGACGATGACCAAACAGGATTATTTACCACCAACAGTGATTATTTAAGAATTATTCAACTTGCCAGATTAAGAGGTATTACGCCTGAACAACAATATAATTTAAAAGAACATTCTCAAGAAGTTTCAGTTAAAGATTTAAAAATTTTAAGTAGTGAATTAGAAAGTTATAAAAAAGCTCATGGACTCATTGATTTCAATGATATGATTTCTGAGTTTACAGAATCAGATGTCTCTCCTAAATTTGATGTTGTATTTATTGATGAAGCTCAGGATCTATCTCGTTTGCAGTGGAATATGGCAAAATCTATTTGGGATAAAACTGAGGATAATTATATTGCAGGTGATGATGACCAAGCTATTTTTAGATGGGCGGGTGCAGATGTGGATAGTTTTATTACTCAAACAGGAAAAATATTAAACCTTACACAATCTTATCGAATACCAGGAGTCGTACATGATGTAGCTATGGGAATTGTTAAAAGAATTTCTAAAAGACTTCATAAAGAATGGCAGCCGAAAAGTAAGAGCGGATTATTATCTTATTATCATGAATTTAAAGATGTAGATATGAGGAGTGGAAAATGGTTTGTACTAGCAAGAACTCGTCACATGTTGAATGAATTAGAAAATGTTTTGTATTCTAAAGGATTATATTATCGAAATAAATTTAAGAAAGGGTATGAAAAAGACTTATATGAAGCTGTTATTGATTGGGAACAATGGCGTAAAAACAATGACTTAAATCATGAACAAATTAAAAGAATAGCATCATATATGTCTCCCAAACATTATCAAAAAGAAAATCTTCAATACTTAGATAAAGATAAATTTTACAACATCACCGAAGCATGTAGCTATCAAGGATTAAAAACTAAAGCTGTTTGGTATGAAGCTTTTGATTCTGCTCCACAAAATCAAATTGAATATATTCGAAAAATGAGAGCGAATGGTGAACAACTTAATAAAGAACCGCGTATTTTATTATCAACGATTCATGGTGTCAAGGGAGGAGAATGTTCAAATGTAGTTCTTCTTACCGATTTAAGTAGAAATACTCAAAAAAGTATGGATCGTTTTCCTGATGACGAGAATCGATTATTTTATGTCGGTGCAACACGAACCAAAGATCATTTACATATTGTTAGACCAAAAGATATTTATAAGGCATTTCGTTTATGAGGGAGTATAATTTTTATTATTGGGGACCTCTTCT